TATTGTTCTTAAAACACAAAAGGATGCAGAAGGCAAGTACGGACGTATCCTTGGTGAGTTGTGGAGAACAACTAACTATGCTGACAAATCAATCAATGACTATATGATTGAGAAACATCATGCGGTTGCATATCACGGACAGTCTAAAGACCTGATTGAAGAAGAGCATATCAAGAATCGTTCTTTTCATAATCTGTGAGTTTCGTTATAAATACAAGTAAGGAGAATTAGATGGCGGTCAACCCAACAGCATTTCGTGATGCAGAACGAACAAACGATTCTGATAGGAATGCACAGACATACAAGGATATCAATCTGAGCTTTGCTCGTCACCCTGTGACTGGCGATATTGCATTCCTTACAAATGTTGAGGCGGTCAAGCGCAGTGTTCGTAATCTTATTAATACAAACTTTTACGAGCGCCCCTTTCATCCAGAGATAGGTTCTGATGTTCGTTCAATTTTATTTGAACCTGTGTCTCCACCAGTAGCAAATATTTTACAAAGAAACATTGAAGATGTTGTTAATAACTTTGAACCAAGAGCAGAGTTGATTGCTGTTGATGTAGTTCCAAACATAGATGCAAATGCCTATAGTGCAACTATTAAATTCTATGTGGTGAATTCTCCAACAGAAGTAACAGTCAATGTATTTTTAGAGAGATTGAGATAAGATGGCAAATACACAAAAACTTCAAATCACCGAATTAGATTTTGATGATATCAAATCAAATTTGAAAACATATCTACAAGGACAGTCGGAGTTCTCTGATTATAACTTTGAAGGTTCTGGTATGTCAGTCATCATGGACTTGCTGGCTTACAACACACACTATCTTGGAATGAATGCAAATATGCTGGCGAATGAAATGTTCTTGGACAGTTCTATTCTTCGTTCATCTGTTGTCTCTCATGCAAAGCATCTAAACTATACTCCTCGTTCTGCAAGAGCTCCAGTAGCACATCTTAATGTCATTGTCAATAACAGTACTCTCTCAACTGTGACTGTTGATAAGGGTACAAAGTTCACTACGTCTATCAACAACAACACATATGGATTTGTTGTAAACGAGTCTCTTACTATTCAACCTCAAAGTGGAATTCTAAAATTTGAAAACCTTCCAGTGTATGAGGGAACACTTGCAACAACTAAGTACACAGTTGACTACAGCAACCCAGAGAAGAAGTATATCCTTACAAGTGACAGAGCAGATACATCTACACTAAAGGTTACGGTACAAACTTCTGCTAGTGATGTTTCTACACAGGTGTTTATTCTTGCAAGAGATATTTCAACTGTTAGTGAAACAGACAGAGTGTTCTTCTTACAAGAAGGTGAAGACGGTAGGTTTGAAGTATACTTCGGTGATGACGTAATCGGACAGAAGTTATCAAACGGAAACATTGTTATCCTAGAATATATTGTTACCAACAAGGCAGAAGCAAATGGTGCCTCTACATTTACTGGAACTGCTGTTGGTGGAGAAAGTAATATCACTGTTGAGACTTTGTTGTCTGCAACAGGTGGTGCAGAACCAGAGACTATTGAATCTATTAAGTATTATGCTCCTCTTAGTTATTCTTCTGGCAGACGAGCAGTAACAACATATGATTACAAATCAATCGTTCCTGAAATATATCCTAACATCAAATCTATACAAGTATGGGGTGGTGAAGATAATGACCCACCAATCTATGGACAGGTTTATATTGCAATCGAACCATTGTCTGGAGGCAAACTTACTGAAGCTCAAAAACAGTTTGTTGTCACTGGACTGAAACCGTATAACATTGCTTCGGTTCGTCCTGTCATCGTAGACCCAGAGACAATCTATATTCTAGTTACTACTAACTTTAGATATAACGCAACTGTTACCACAAAGACTTCATCAGATTTAATAACACTTGTCAATTCTACTATATCGAATTATACAACAAGCAACTTAGAGAAGTTTGACAATATGTTTAGATACTCTGAACTGACTCGTTTGATTGATGAAACTGATATTTCAGTTCTATCTAACATCACTAATGTTCGTATGTATAAGAAGATTACTCCTCTATTGAATACTTCAACACAGTATACTATTAAGTACTTCAACCAGATATACAATCCACACAGTGGCCATGGTTCTGTTATTTCGTCTACAGGATTCAAGATTGCCGGTTCTACTACTGACCACTTCATTGATGATGATGGTATGGGTTCAGTTAGAATGTTTACTATTGAAGCAAACAAAAACGTCTATGCAAATGCTGCTATAGGAACTGTGGATTATGTTGCTGGAACAGTCACACTAAACAATCTAACGATTGCATCTACCACAAATACAGATGGTACTGTAGACATTATATCTGTTCCTTCTTCAAATGATATTCTTCCAGTTAGAAATCAGTTGTTACAAATTGATACCTCTGGAAGTTCAGTATCATCAACATCAGATAATGCTGGACAAGGTGCATCTGTTAGTTCCTACTCGACAGTAGGAGAAGGGTCGATGAGTACAACCACAACAACTACAACAACAACTACTACCACATCCTCTGGTTCATCAGGTAGTTCATATTAATAGGTAGATAAAATGTCTGGTAATAAACCAACAATACAAAATAAAATCTCGCCTATTATTCATGGGCAACTTCCTCAGTTTGTTCAGTCAGAACATCAACTGTTCTCTACATTCCTTAAGCACTACTATGAGTTTATGGAAGCGGCAGAGATTATCCTTGGTGGTTCTAATGATTATATTATACAGGAAACAAATTCTACCAATTATATTCTAGACCAGAATGAAGACAATGTTGTTCTTGAAACATCTACTGGAAAGTTTGTAACAGGGGAAACTCTTGTTGGTTCTATTTCAAACTATTCAGCAAAGCTTCTAGTTGATGATTATGATGACAACAAGAAACTTTTCATATCATCACAACAAAGATTTGAAGTTGGTGAATTAGTAGTTGGTCAAACTTCTGGTGCGTCTGCTCAGATAGTACAGTATCGTGCAAACCCTGTACAGAACATTCAACAACTTCTTGCATACGCAGACGTTGATAACACAGTTTGGGCATTCCTAGATAAATTCAAAAACTCTCTTTTAGAATCTATACCGCAATCAATTGCAAATGATTTAGACCAAAGAAATCTAATCAAGAACATTAAAGATTTGTACGAAGCCAAGGGTACTGAAGATGGACACAGACTCTTCTTCAGAATTCTTTTTGATGAAGGTTCAGAGTTCTTATATCCAAGAGAGAATATGATTAAAACTTCTGACGGTAAATGGTCAGATGATTTTGTTATGCGAGTTGTAGAGATTGGAACTTCTAACTTCCAAGAACTTATTGGTGAGACAATCACTGGTAAAACTTCTGGTGCATCAGCAATTGTTTCTTCTCTTGTTAAGTTTCAGAGTGGAACAAACACTGTCACAGAACTGAACTTAGACAAGACCACGATAGAAGGAACTTTCACTATTGGTGAAACTGTTGCTGGTATATCAAATGCTATTGACTTAGAAATCTCTGCTTCACTATCTGCCATTGTTGGTAATGTAACTATTGGACAACCAATGGCTGGCATGATGGGTATGTCAGATTATGTTGACCCAGAACATAAACTTGGTGGACAATACTACACAGCTGGCGATAGTATAAAGTTTGAGAAACTTGGCAGTATTGGTGTTCGTGGTCAAGTTAGTAGAGTTGGAGCTGGTAGTGTTGATGAAGTTCATCTTGCTAATGCTGGTTCTGGATATGTGCAAGGTGATAGCATTGTCTTTAACAATCTCAATACTAATGGTCAAAGTGCTGCAGCAAAGATTGCTGTTGTCGGTGGTTCTTTTGTACTAGAAGACTTCACATCACCAGATAGTATTGTTCAGAACTGTAGTAATGTACACGACCTTATCATTGAACACACTGACCAACTTGACTTAGAAGAATCCACTCTTACCAATATAAACTTTGTACTTGAGACTGCAACTGGTGCTGGGTTCTTACGTCCAGAAGATGGAACAACTTCTACCACAACTCATTCTCCAGATTACTTTATAGCAGAGAAACGTACAGAGCAACATAACGGTGTTTCATATCAGAATGAAGGTATTATTCTAGAGGACGGTAATAAACTTGTTCGTGAAGAAGCAGAACCATTCAATATTGGAATGGAACAAGACCTAGATTCTGATAGTAAACTTCTCTTGGAAAATGGTGACGATATTATTATCGAAACGCAAACCTTTACAGACTTGGGTGTTGCATCTGAAGCTGGACAGATTACAAAAGTAACAATAACAAACAAAGGTAATGGATATACTTCTTTACCATCTGTTACCATTAATACATCTACTGGTTCTGGTGCAGACCTTATTGCTCTTTCACAAAGTGGTGTGGGTAGGGTTCTAGATGTTAAGATAACAAACTACGGTTTGGAATATACTGCTACACCAAAGATTACATTTAATAGAAAAGTTATTGTTAAGAATGCTACTGGTAACTTCACTATTGGTGATACTCTTACAACATTCTCTGGTTCGATTGTAAACTGGAATACTAATACAGGGATACTTGAACTGGAGACAGATGTTGAGGATTTTTCTGCTGGTGATATAATATCATCAGTCGGTGGTATCACTGCAACTGTTGTACAGGAAGATGGAGCATTTGCTACTACATCTCTAGAAGCCGTTGTTCGTTCTGATGGAAACTATATTAATGATAAAGGTAAACTGTCAGAGGATACTCAAAGAGTTCAAGATAGTTATTACTATCAGGATTACTCATACGTTGTTCGTATTGGGCAATCAATCAACGAGTGGAGAGAAAGTATTAGACGTTCTGTTCACCCTGCTGGTTGGAACGTATTTGGTGAGGTATCTTTCGCAACAACCTTAGCATCTGCACAACTTAACTCTCTAAGAATTCAAACTCCTTCTGCTGGTTCTGTTGGAGACTTTACTGGTGATGAATCCTTTACTCCAGAACTTGCATCTCTACTCACAACACTCTTCCAGAATATTTTTGGTAGAAGGTTGGGAACAAAGACAGATGGAACTACTCTTGTATCAACACCTATGACTGCTTATGATGAGATTGGCAATGTTCCTAGTGGAAGAGAAGTAACATTAACTTCTGTAGTATCTCTTACTATCGGAACAGGTAACAATATAGGAAAGATGGAAAGTAAGTTGGGCCCAACTCTTGACTTATTACCTAAGTATGCATTTGCAGTTCCACCATTGGATAGTTCTGATGATATCCCTCATTACCCAGGCATAACTAGAAGTCAAAGAACTAATAGTAATGATAATGCATACTATACTATTGACCAGTTCAAAACCTTTAGAATTAATGAGGTGTCTGATAGTAGTGGAAACATTCCTGTAACTGCATTTAAAACAAGAATTAATGTACCACCTCCAGGCGAAATAAAGATATTTACTAGTGGAGTTGGTTCAGTCAATTCATTCAGTAATAACTTTATGACCTTTGACAATGTGAATAATACATTTGATGAGGCAGTCGATAGTTCAAACACAAGAGCAACATCAGTTGGTATCTATACATCATTTGACCAAAATGCAATTAAATTTGATATTACCAGTGAAACTTTTGATACAGGTACTTGATAAAGACTTATAAATAAAAGAAAGAATTTAGGAGAAACCGAATGGCATATCAGGCACTAGGACTTGGAACGAACG